TCTGGTTTTTACAACTACTTTAGATGAAATTTTTACTGGTGATGTACGCATGTTCGGCAATAGCTGGATCTTGCGGAAATCCAGTTAAAGATCCACTGCTTTATGATTCTCACAAAGAGTGTGCAATATCAGGTTATAATAAATCTATAGAAGTATTAAATGCTTTAGAGAAAGAAGATGTTAATAGTTCCAGACTATATTTCGCTTTTAATTGTACAGAACAAACTTTTAGCTAATAGTTTATACACACATACTACTTTAAGTGGTATTAAATATGTACTCAACCACCACATGTAGTACAACTTATACTATCATGGGTATTAACGATAAGCATAACAAAGGAATTATCTCAGAGTTAGTGGCTCTTACCTACCTTGCTAGACTTCCTGACACTATTGTTTTTCAAGCTGTACATGGAGTTGGTCCTATAGATATGGTTTCTTATAATGTTAAAACTAAAGAGTATATTAACTATGATGTTAAATCTGTGTCTATTAGAAAGAGTAAAACCTACGGATGTAATAAAGGAACTAAAATCAATAGGTCTCCCAGTAAGAAACAAAAAGACTTGATGGTAAAAATATTATATGTTTATGACGATGGAAGAATTGAAATACAGGATCAAAGAGCATGAGGGTTTTAGAGATACTGTTTATTACGATCATCTAGGAAACGCTACTGTAGGGTGGGGACACCTAGTTACCTCAGAAGATAACTTCACCTCTGGTGTGGCTTATTCAGAGGAACTATTAGAACAATTATTCCTTAAAGATTTCAAAAAAGCAGAACAAGGAGGCAATGAGTTGTGCCAGGGATTAACTATTAACTACCTTGCAAGAGGTGTTATTATTGAAATGTGCTTTCAATTAGGAAAAACAGGAGTATCTAAGTTTAAGAAAATGTTTGAATCTTTAAAGATAGAAGACTATATAACAGCTAGTGAAGAAATGTTGGACTCTAAGTGGCACAAACAAACCCCAGGTAGAGCCAAACAATTATCTTATGTAATGAGGAGTAGCAATAAATGAGTAGCCTATGTTAGGATTTCTAAGTTTACTTTTTAAGAACCCAATTATCTCTGTGATTGCTGACAAGACTATTGGTGCTATACAGCATGGAATAGAAGTTAGAAAAATAGAAAGAGTAGCGGAGATAGAAGCTGCTAAGACTGTTCAAGTTCAGCAAGTATTATCTGGAGAGAAATCTTGGAAAGATGAATGGCTGACTTTATTCTTTTCTCTAATCCTTGCATTACATTTTGTACCACAAACACAACCCTTTATGATTGCTGGTTGGGGTATATTAAAACTAGCACCACCTGAATTTTGGTGGATACTCCTCACTATTGTATCAGGTAGTTTTGGTATGAATATCATGGATAAATTTAAAAAATAAGGCAATGAACATTATTGCTAAACACCACCAACAAAAAAAGAAGGAAGAGGCAGACAAAGCTCTATGTAAGAGTAGAAAAGAAGTAGATATTAATGCTAATGGATCAGGCTATACTATTAAAGTTGGTACAAATAAGGATAAGGTACTAGGTCATACTCCCACCAAACCCAAAGAAATATAAATAATGACTTTAAATAGTTTTAATCCTTCTTTAATAAAGAATTACCAAGAAGAAAAACATTTACTCCACTTCCAGTGGAGCAATGGTACAGAAAAGGTATATAGATATGCTTTAGTAGAGGTTATGGATGTTGGTGATATTGAACCAAGATTAAAGCAAAAGAAAGACGAAGTAGGAATGTCTCAAAAAGAAATATGGGATAAGAAATATAATAAAAAATAATGTCAAAAGATGTTTACAAATCCTCCAGTTCGCAGTATTCACGGAAAGTAAGTTTATTATCACAACAAACTGGAGAGCGTTATGGCAAAAAAAAACCTACAAGGAATAGTAAAACTAGTAAAATCAAAAATAGTAAGAAAAGGTAGGCACTCCAAAGCTCATAAGAAAAAGAAGTTCTCTCGTGGACAGGGTAAACCTTTATGAGAAAACTTTGTGGTTGTAAAAGACAAACAAGATATGATAAAATCCGCACCTTTGTGTTAAGAAAATTTCTAACTTTCTTTGGTAGAATGGAAAATAAACTATGGAAAGAACTGTTTGTTTTTCAATCTGCTAAACGATGTCAATGCAAACCTAAGACTATGGATGAATTTACTAAGAGAGTCTCTTCACAATTTCCTAATGGAGATATGTTTAAATGAACTATGTCTATAAAATATATCATTCAGTTTATTATTTTATAAACTCCTGTATCACTATTAATAAAGAAAGGGATAACACGATAGATAACTGCAATTCCTTTAAATACATTGGGATGTAGTCTATGGCTAAGAGTAAAGAATTTCTAGCTGGTAACTGTCGTATATGCAATCAAGAGCATAGGTCCACTAATGGTGGGTGGATTATTAATATGGAGAAGAAATTATTTTGCTATGACACTTGCTTTGATTTGTATCTGCATAAATAATATCATATTTCTTATTGGGAAAGGGTATCATTACAAAGAGCTTTTAATCTTTTCATAATCTTCCCATGTTCTTTTGCCTATCTGCCAAAGATGTTCCTTATTGTGTTTCATCTTAATATGATGAATTATAGTGGTGTGATCTCTTTTACCAATAAACATAGATACAGAGTTTAAAGAAATATTTAATACTTCTTTAATTAAGTTAATAGCAATAGACCTGGCTTGAACTAAAGGAGTTAATCGTTTGATAGAAACGAAATCCTCTATAGATACTTCATATAAAGCACAAACTTTATCTACAATATCTTTACCAATATCTTTGCTACTCTCTGAACAATTAGTAGAGAAGTTTTTATGAACATATTTAACCTTAACTATTTCTTTGTTAAAACTATAAGCTTCTACCCTGTCTAATTGTTTCTTATGTTTTAATCCTAAGTTATATCCGTTCCTTGCAGCAGCAGAGTAAATGAGCTTCTCTCTCTCTGATAAGTCTCCGTAAGGTGTAAAGTTTAATACCTGTTCTAGTTCTGTGTTTTGTTTTGCGTTAAGCATAGTACCCTCTCTAGTTGTTTCACAACTTGTCGTTGTTTGTTTTTTTTATCATTCAATTACTATCTAATAGATAACAACTGATCTTCTGTTTGCATCACTCTGCTCATCAAATCAATAGATTGTTGATGATACTTGTTTGCTTTAAACTTTAACAATAGAAACTTATCATGCTTCTTTTGCTGTAAGTCTTTCAGCTTTTGCAAACGAGTTTTTAGATCCATCTGAATCCTCCTTTGTTATGTTAGTCTTTTCTATTTTGATTGGACCAACTTTCACTTCTATGAAAGAACCTCGCTTTTCTTTCACAGCCTGTTCTTCGTTCTCGTATTCTTCCACATAAGTGAAGCTACAAGTACCGAATATCTTTTTTTTAATCATATTTTTACCACTTTGTCTATACCTTTTTATGTAATTCTTTAGCCATATCTAAATAGATAGCGGCATCTAAGTAACTATCTGATTTGTAATTCTCTGTAGTTCGTAACATCTTTAACATAACCATACATTGAGCCACCTCGTGAGATTGAATATCTTTATGTAATTTATTCTTCAAGACAACAGACCAAAGCATACCTAGTAGATTGAAATTAACTTCATAGTTACCATACTCTTTTTGTTTTTCTGATCTTAGTTTAGACTTAATTTGTTCTTCCAAATTGATTGGCTTATCCATAATTTTACTCCTTTTGTTTTACTCTTCTGGTGGGAAAACAAAATTAATAACCACATTGAAAGGGGAAAGTGGCTAAAAAAAAACCCACCAGAAGAACGGGATTTAACTCAATTAAAATTGATTTTTAAATCCTGTATCTGGTTTAGCATAAGATGGTTTTTTATCAAATGCTTTTTGTTGATATCCACCAGAAGGTTTTGCAGAGGATGGGGTTAGGATAATAGTTAATCCACCTATCTCATCTTTACTTGCAAAGGCTGCCTGGTTGTACCATTCTTCGCCAATCTTGACGCCAATAGTCCACTTCTTGCCTTCTGGAGCATTGGGGTTAGATTTTCCCACCATAACAGGAAGGTTTGAACCCTCTGTCCAAGTGGGGTTGGGTACTAAGTTAATGTACAGTTTTTCTGACATTGTTTTTTGCTCCTTTATTTTATAACCAATCTTATGACTGGCTATTTAATTGTTCCATACGACTTTCATACTCTTGCTTAAGTAAAGAAAATGCGTCTGGATTTTTAGTTTGAAGATACTTTAATTGAGGCTCATATGTTTTCTTAAGATACTTCAATCTAGGAAGATGAATTGCTTTTGCAAAACTATTCTTCATATCTTCTATATTAACACTAACCTCTCCAGCTTCACGCAAAGTTTTGCCAGTGTTATCATTTGCTTTCGCATCTGATTCTTTATTATTAAATGGTGTGGCTTTGTAACCATCATCATTATCTAATCCTGTTTTTAAATTAAGTGCATTGAGGAAAGCATATTTTTTTGCATAAGACATTCCATTACCGCTGCCGAATTTATCCAAATTTGCTAAAGCACTACAGCCATCTATAGAAATACAATCTGTTGGATTTTCAATATCATGTATTTTCATGTTGCAAGTAACCATCATAAAATTATCAGTTACCTCATTGGTATAAGTACACACAGGATATAATCCATTGGATAGCAGAGCTTCCATTGCTACTTTTTGGACGTCGTCGTGGAGCAACGGGTTGAACATCATGCCTTGCACCTTCTTTCCTTTAACTACACCACCCGCTTCACAAGCAGCTTTGTGTAATTTTTGATATATATTTGTCTTCATTTTTTTCTCCTATTGTTTTATGTTGAATGGGTTTTCAAAAGAATTTGGGTATTGTAAAAACCACTTCATTGCTTTTTGTTCCCAGCTTGATAGCGTTTGTAAGTTCGCCACCATTAAAGTCATTAGAATAATAAAGCTAATAACTGTAATCTTGATTGATCTTTTTAATTTATTTTGTTTTACTTTTTCCTCTCTCACTTGTTCGTAAAAACCTTTTAAGGTTTGTTCTTGATCATATTTTTTAATAACCATTTCCTTATCTCGTAATTTTTGTATACGAGCAATCGTTGCTTCGTCCATCATTACACCCCCCATAATTCTTTCACGATATCTACTTGTTCTTCAATTAAATCAGAGTAGTAAAAGTTTTTAAGATCAGGAGCTTCCACATACTTAGCCATAATCTTTGGATCTCCTTTGCTAATCTCTAATAAGTTCTGTATAGTAAATGCTTTTTTCATTAGCTGATCATAATAATATTCTAATCTTTCTTCTTCAGGAAAAAATACTATGAAATTTTCTTGATTGACATAACCTAAGTGTGCTTTTTTGCCAGTAGCTTTCCAATAGAAGGCAACTTGCTTCATGTAAGTATGTTCGCATTGGTCAATATTTTCAGGCAATTTTTGTATCGTTTGAGATAAACCATTTTTAGTTTTTCTAAAATTTATTGGTTTTGATTTTAGTTCCAGGAACGAATCTGAACTTTCAAAATCAAGCCTTCCTAGAATATCTAAAATTAATCCCTTTGGTTTGTGATGAACATATCGTTCAGAAGTTAATGCTTCCCCTTTATTAAATACATGCTTGACTAACTTTAAAGTTTGTTCAATAGATTGTTTACAAGCAGGTATCATTTCAATTCTGCATTGTGCATCTTTTTCATCTTTAGGTTCAATTCTATTTAAGATACTTAATTCTTCTTCAAAAATAGTTTCTAACAATCCTGGTTTAACTTCTTCTTTTTCCGCAGCTTTAAAAATATATTTAGATAATAATCTTTGTGCGGTGTTACCGCAAAGATTTCCGAAGTGAGCCTTGTAACCCACTTTATTTTTTCTTCTCATTGCTTGAGTAGAACAGATGTAACTAATAATATATTTTTGAATAGGTATGTTTAAAGAGCTTGGACTCATATGATCATAACCCTCTTTCCCAGACAGATTAGATCTTATCTCTTGTGCTAAATGCTCGTTCATTTTGTTAATCCTTTCATGTTGTTTTTTGTTTTACTGTCCACATTAATAAAGATTAAAATAACACTTGTCAATATCCAAATAAGATATATTATCCACATAGTATATTTAAACAATTAACAAAAAAGGATAATAAATAATGACTCTGAAAGAATACCTAAGTCAAAATAAAATCTCTAGTTTGATAGACGCCGCTAGATTTTTTGATTTGTCAGGAAAAAATCCCAGTACGAATATCATGCGTTATATTGCTGGAACTAGAATACCTAATAAAAAAATAATGAAAGTTATTTTCAACAAGACTAGTGGAAAGGTTACGCCAAATGACTTCTATCAAGAAATCTGGAGCAAGTAAATTTAGTTATCCACATGTTAAATTAACTTGGCAAGATATCCAACAATCTAATGAGGCATGGATAGAACAGGAAGATATCTTAAAAAACGATGTCGCTATCTGTGAAGACACAGGTTATATTTTTAAAAAAACAAAAGATAAACTGTGGCTGTTTACTTCCTACTCTTATGATGAAGATAAAAATTTATCAGTAGGCGGTCTGACTGTCTTCCCTTTAAAGACTATTAAAAAAATAGAAGTAATTAAATGAGTGATGAAACTGATTCCACAATTACAAAACTGGTAGGTAAACTTTGTTACGATATAGGAAATCTTAAACAGCAAGTAGAGGCTTTGGAAATAACTAATAAAAGATTCTTAGAAGAAAATAATAATCTAATAACTATCATCACAGAATTAAAAGAAAAAAATAAATAATGAAAAACTTATTTGAAAGTGTCATAGATGTAGGTTCAGGATTGTTATTAGCTATTGGTGTGCAACTACTTATCTTCCCTTTGTTTGATATGTACCCTACTATTTGGGAAAGTTTCCACATTGCTATTATTTTTACTTGTATGTCTGTATTTAGATCTTGGTTTTGGAGAACTATTTTTAGTTTAAAGAAAGGAAATAATGAAAAAATTAAAACTATTAGATCTCTTTAGTGGGATAGGTGGGTTTAGTTTAGGTTTAGAAAGCACAGGATTTTTTGAAACGATTGCCTTTGTAGAGAAGGATAAATTTTGTCAAAAAGTTTTAAGAAAGAATTTTAACAACATACCAATAGAGGAGGATATAAGAAATGTTAAAGGATCAAAATATAAAGCAGATGTCATTACTGGGGGATTCCCCTGTCAACCTTTCTCCATTGCAGGAAAGAGAAAAGGAACAGACGATGACCGCTATCTCTGGGACGAAACTATTAGAGTCGTTAGGGAGTGCAAACCCAAATGGTTTATTGGGGAAAATGTTGAAGGTATTATTAACATCCAAGAAGGCTTGGTCCTCAGACAGGTGCAAGATGATTTGGAAAAAGAAGGTTTCCAAGTCCAATGTCTTATTATTCCAGCTTCAGGCATCGGTGCATGGCATCAAAGGAAAAGAGTCTGGATTATGGCTCACTCCTACAGCAACAGATATAGGGATGAGATCAGACGAAGCTCTGGAGAAGAGAAAAAATTATCGGAAGAGTATAGGAAGGAAAACAGTTCCACCAGGAAATCTAGCGGAACAAGTACAGTATGGCGGACCGGTAACACACATGTACCCAAC